TGTCGCAGCATTACCTGGACCGCACCGGGCTCGAGGTGACGCGCAAGATGCAGGCGCACTATCGGCAACGTGGTTGCACGACATGGGAGTGCCTGAGATATGAGGGTGGGAAATGAGTGACCTACACGACATTTTGGCGCGACATCTACTGGTGGAAGAATCAGCGCGTTATTGGCAGCACAAGTGCGTCAAGCAACAAGCAGAGATCGAACGGCTGAACAAGCGGCATGACGACTTCTTGCAGGAGTTTTGGAAAACCAACGCAGAGAACGCCAAGTTACAGGCAGTCGTGGATGCGGCTAAACGCAACGGGTACGCCACAGACGAACTGATAAAAGCCCTCGCCGCATTGAAGGGAGCAGATGATGCTGATACCGATTAAGTTTGACCTAGAGACTACTGCTAACGGTGGTCCTACAGGTGACAGCCCTGAAGCACACTGGCACGTTAACCGTGTACTGCTGTGTGGTTGGAAAGCTGGAGCATCTACTGTTACTATAGACAAGGACACTAAAGCACTAGCGAAGTACATCACCAATGTAATAAAGAATGGCCACACCCCATTACTAGTAGCACACAACGCTAAGTTTGATATCAAGTACCTGATGCGTGACCACCCTGAGGTGGACTGGCACGAGTGCAAGGTATGGGACACCATGACCTTTGAGTACCTCGACAGTGGACACCTCGATAAGATGATGTCACTAGAGGATGCGTGTACAAAGCGGGGCATCACCTTCGCTAAGAGCCTTGACTTAGGTAAGATCCTAGCCAGTGGACTCAAGATGGAGGACATCCCGATCAAGGATCTGGAGAACTATCTCTATGATGACGTTGATTCATTAGCTACGCTTCACGCAGTACAGGCCACTGAGGCACACCAAGGGTACGACATGGACCACATCCTACCCTTAGCTGAGATAGAACTGAACGGTCTCAATGTGGACTCAGATAAGCTGGCTGATATGTTTCATAGGCTGACAGTGGTGGAGACTCGGACCCTTGAGTGGGCACGAGAGAAGATCATGGAACTGTGCGAATGGCAAGATGGTAGCCCTGTTACAGTGGATGACTTCAGTGAGGAAGCCCGCCCTAAGATTAGGTACATCAAGCCTTACGCTAACAGAACTCTTAGCTTCCTGCTTTACGGTATGCCTAGCGAGTTAAACATGGGGGCTAGTAAGTGGAAGCTTAAGTTCAAGAAGGAAGCGAATGTACCGTGGACCTATGATGAGTTTGAAAAGATAGTTGATTACTTCTCGGATACGGAGCCTACTAACCTAGGCTACCCTGTTGACGAGGACACATTGATAGCTGTGTGTGAGAGGGCGGGAGCCACTCCGACCTACATTAGACAGGCCCTTGAGTTTAGGAAAGCCCACAAGGTAACGGGTACTTACCTAGGCCCAATGACACTACAGTTGAAACACGGTGGTGTGTACCCCAAGTACAACACCGCAGTAACAGCGACAGGTAGACTGTCGTCGTCCGATCCTAACGGACAGAACATGCCAGAGGAGGTGCGAGAGCTAGTTGTAGCATATGCAAATCACAGAGTATGTGAGGTAGACTTTAGCCAGCTTGAGATGTACACTGTGGCTATTGAATCAGGATGCCCGCACCTACTGTTCGACCTTGATCGTGGTGTTGATGTCCATTACCTAACAGCTAAGAAGGTGTTCGGTGCGGAGTTAGCAGAGGAGAAACGTAAGATAGCGAAGAACGTGAACTTCGGTGTACTATACGGTGGTAAAGCCTACGGCCTAAGTAAACAGACAGGCGTGGACAGAGACACTATCACCAAGTTGATCGACGCATTCTTCGAAAGATACCCACGTATCAAGGAATGGCAGACAGAGTTCTTCACTGAGGTGACGGACAACATGGAGCCTTATGATGTGCGTGATGGAGAGCAACGGTATAAGGCTACCATTAAGAGCAAGACCACAGGGCGCAGGTTTACGTTCGTTGAGAGCGCAGCACCCGACTGGTTCCGTAAGAGACACCACACTAAGTGGTGCTTCAGCCCGAACCAGACAGCGAATTACCCCATCCAAGGTGTAGCTGGAGGGGACATTGTGATGGAAGCATTGAAGTATGTGTGGAAGGAACTCAGGCGTAGACGCTTGAGGTCATTCCTGTTCTGTACTGTTCACGACTCGTTCGTATTGCAGGTCCATAAGGACGAGACAGCAGAGGTAGCGAACGTAGTAGGGGATGCCCTGAGCCACATACGACATAAGTACCATCTACCTTTGGACCTCAAGGTTGACCTTGAACTTAATGACACTTGGAAATAGGAGACAAGTAATGCAAGAACTTACCGGACTGGTTGCAGACCACTGGACCAAAATGAAAAGCACCCGCTATGGGGACAAGAACATTCACTGGTTCCGCATGGAAGATGGAACCGAGTTCAACACTGGATTCAAGAAGGAGTTCTCTAAGGGAGAACACGTTAGCATCGTAGTTGATATGAAGTATGGCGCGCTCCAGTATGAGCCGTCGATCAAGCCGGGTACGCCTGCTGCTAAGGCAACGCCGGCTGCTACGAAGGGATCTAGCTATACCCCCAAGGCTAAGGGAGCGTTCCCGATTGACCCGAAGGACGGGCAGATGAGCATCATCCGTCAGTCGTCTCTGACTCGTGCCATTGAAGCAGTCGATGCTATGCAAACTAGCGAGTTGCTCAACTTCGCGAACGACGGAGACTACTTGCGGTATGTACTTAAGACTGCGCTGATCTTCACGGACTACGCATCTGGTAACGACATCATGCACTTTGACACGGAGGATGGAGACGATGAGTAATGCAGGGTTCTTTGTAATCGAGGCCGAGGAGAATAAGACTATCAAGTTTGACGAGGGCTGGATGCCTGAACTGCACCCCAGTGGTGCGCTCGGTGTAGTTGAAATGGTCCCCGACCTTGCCAATAAGAACAACGGCAACCCGATCCCTGAACTCCGTATGATCTACGGAGTAGGGGAGTGGAAGAAACTGATTATGGCAACGCCTCAAGTTGAGGCTGAGGTAAACAATGAAGACGATTGATACCTTACAAGAGGATATCTATCACATCTTAGATGACGGAACCGCGACAGCCCCCATTGAGGGGCTGGCCGGGACCGCTGCTACGGCTATCTCCAGTGAGTTGGCTAAGACCCTAGAGACTAGGGACAAGCCACGGGAAGTGGGGAAGCTATGGGCTAGCGATCTGGGTAAGCCGTGTATGCGACAGCACTGGTATAACTTCAACGAGCCTGAGCAAGGTGAGAAGTTGATGGGACATACCAAGTTCAAGTTCCTGTACGGTAACCTGCTTGAGGAAGCAGCCCTGTATCTGGCGCAGCAAGCTGGGCATGAGGTACGAGAGCAGCAGACTAGGATTGAGAAAGAGTTTCCTAATGGGTGGACAGTGTCAGGCAGGATCGACGCTGTCATTGATGATGTATTGACTGACGTTAAGAGTACCAGCAGCTATGGATACAGGAAATACACTGACGAAGGTCTCACTGAGGACAACGACTCGTTCGGATACCGATACCAACTGGGGTTTTATAAACACTATAACGAAATCCCTAAGCTCCGAGACGTACAGGGCTTTGTTTGGATCGACAAGCAGAACGGGCACATCAAGTACATGCCGTCTAGTGTGCCTAGTCAGGCGGAACTTGAACAGCGAGTGTCCGATATATCCGAAGCGGTGGTGGGCGACGAACTGGGTGTTCGTAGGCACTATAGCCCCGAACCCTTTGGTAAAAGCGGAAACACTAAGCTTCCCATGTCGTGTTCCTATTGTGCTTTCAAGCGGCGTTGTTGGAGAGATTCTAATGACGGGCGAGGCTTACGAGGATTTGTTTATAGCAACGGGCCCGTCTGGTTGACTAACGTAACATTTGAACCTAAGGTTCCTGAGATATTTGGAGACGAAGATAATGGATGAATATGAAGCAGCATTGCTGTGGTTGTTGGACGTAGCACCTATCTATCACCCGGAGTTGAGTGAGACGGAGTTGCAGTTCTTCTTTGATGAGTACATGGATTGGTATCAGGTAGTACAGGAGACGTTGGATGACCTCTATGAAGCACCCGAAGACGAAGAACCCGCGAGCCTGTGAGGTAAACAGTCCCGTCCACTACACAGTGGGCGGGTACGAGGCTCTCGATGTTATCAAAGCGAAGCTGTCACCAGAGGAGTTCGCTGGTTACTGCAAGGGTAACATTCTTAAATACATAATGCGTGCTAACTACAAGGGCCACCATGACACAGACATCGAGAAGGCGGCCTTCTATTCGAGGGAGCTAGCTGAACATGGCAAGAAAGAAACGTTACCCGAAAAGCCCTTTTAGATCTCTGTTTGAACAGGACATCGCAGAAGCACTGGACGAACTAGGAGTTAAGTATGAGTACGAGAGTGTCCAGCTTGAGTATACGGAGCCACTCAGGAAAAATAAGGCCATGTGTGGCGACTGTGGTAGCACAGATCTGGTTAGAACCGGATGGTACACACCTGACTTCGTACTATCTTCAGGGACAATACTGGAAACTAAGGGTAGATTCACTGCGGCTGACCGTCGCAAGATGAAGTCAGTGGTAGATCACCACCCTGACCTACGCATTGTCATGTGCTTTATGCGTGATAATAAAATCCATAAGAACAGCAAGACCTATTACAGTGATTGGTGCATGGAGAACAACATCGACTTCAGTATCAAGACTATTAAAAAGGAGTGGCTATGAAACTTCGCCACGATATGAAACTGTTGTATCTCGACATCGAGACTACCCCTAATGAGGGTACGTTCTGGAACCAATGGCCGAAGTATATCCCCATTGACCAGATGCACACACCTACTGAGGTCCTGAGTTACGCATTCAAATGGGAGGGTAGTCGAGAGACTACCTTCCTTAAGTGGGATGACAAGGACTTCATTGAAACAATCTGGAACGCACTGGATGAAGCTGATGCGGTCGTACACTACAATGGTACGGCCTTCGACATCAAGCACCTGAACGCTGCGTTCGCTAGTAAGGGCCTCGGCCCGCCTTCGTTCTTCCATCAGATCGACCTGCTCAAGACAGTACGCAAGAACTTCAAGCTGTTCTCGTATAAGCTGGACTATGTGTGCCGCTACTTCGAGCTAGGTAAGAAGGTCAAGCACGCTGGCATTGAGCTATGGTATGGCTGCATGGCAGGAGACGAGCGAGACTGGAAGATCATGGAGAAGTATAACCGCAAGGACTGTGTGCTGCTGCCTAAGCTGTACAAGTTCCTGCTCCCTTGGATTCACAATCACCCGAACGTGGGTATGTACATAGAAGATCCGACCAAGCCTGTTTGCACCAAGTGTGGCTCGACCAATGTGGTCAAGAAGGGCACACAGTACAACACCAAGTCAGCATCCTATGATCGTTACCGTTGCAACGCTTGCGGTGAGAACATGAGGTCTCGGTTGCGTAGTAAGCCTACGTCCGAGAATGTATTGATGAGGACTTGAAGTGGACTTTGAATCTGAAATTGTATATCACATTGAGAACCTTAAGAACATGGACCCAGATTATGTAGTAGACTTCCTTAACCTTACAAGTGAGGAGTTAGTCGAGGCTTTCCTGAGTCGAGCGATCCGTATGTGTAAGGAGGAATTCGGTGAATAACTATGAACATTATATCTTTACGTCTCGTTACGCACGATATCTCCCTAGTGAAGGGCGACGAGAAACGTGGGATGAGACTGTCAACCGCTATGTGGCTGGCGTTATTCATCCAGTTCTTGGAGACGGACCCGACACCGAAGCCATTCGGAAGGCTATCCTCAATCGAGAGGTTATGCCTTCGATGCGAGCGTTAATGACGGCTGGCCCTGCGTTGGACAGGGACAATGTGGCCGGCTACAACTGTGCATATGTGGCGGTAGATGATAGGAGAGTGTTTGATGAAATCATGTACATCCTCATGTGTGGAACAGGGGTCGGATTCTCAGTGGAGCGCCGCTACATTGAGAAGTTACCAACAATTGCGGATG